CTTGGCAAACCGTGCCCATGCTATCCTTCGTCGACGGCACCACCTACACCTTCAGCAACGACACGCTGCTCTACGGATCCAATATCAGTTTGATTAAATCCAACGCCAACGGGTCGAACTGTATCGGATTCGCGTTGGACGAAGTCACGGGTACGAGCCACGGAGCGCTTCCTGGTTTCGGCACCTTGCTCACCGACCGTTCCAAATCGACCACCGACGTCCGCGTCTTCACGAACTACGGGACGTGGGACGAGTTGCGCATCCTGAGCAACGCGCTGGTAACCTCGGTGAAGATCGACGGTACCCTTTTGGAGATCTCGGACGACGATGGGTCTGTGTGGACAGGGGACGGTACACAGCTACGGGGGGACTTGTGCCTTCGTCTGGTGGACGGGAACATGTTCGATTACGACGGAACTAACTACCCCAAGTTCGTTCGGTTCTCCGACGGAAGCAACCATTGGTCCCCCTTCTACTTCTCGAACATCGCGGATTTCCAAAAAGACTACCGCGTCGACGTCGACGACGCGAGCACGCACGACTGGTTCCAGGAGCTCGTCGATATGGTGAAGCTCTCCACAAATACGTACGGAGGCAAAACCGCGGCGGAGCATTCGGACACCTACCCCACCACGCACCTGATGGCGTTGTTCGCTCGCAGCAACTACTTGGTGCTTTCGAACGCGTTAGCCACAAGCACGATCTACACGATCGACACCCCCGCCTCGGGACTACTCTCCTCCAGTCGCGTCGACAACACCGTCACGATCGGCCTGGTGAACGGAACTATGTACTCGGACTCCGAAAGTGGCCGACAGTGGCCGCAGTTCGTGCGGCATTTTGCTGGAACCAATGAATGGGCACCCATGCATCTATCCAATATTACGGACATAGACACGCACACGCGATACTACGGATCCAGACAATACTACGAAGAGGTAGTCAATTACAGCACTGAGTTTGGTGACGTGTTATCAGCTTATGTAACCGCCAACCCGCAAGATTTTGATATTGGCACCATCGGAAAGGACCTCATCACACCAGCCGCTCGGAGCCACTTGCTGACTCAGAAAGCGTTAGCCGTATTTGACGACGACGTTCCAGAGGTGAATACGAGAATCCCAAAGATTACCTTCTTAGGAGAATGGAACTTTGACTATTTATACGTACCGATCGACACGATCAAGGGTATACGCAAGACACTCGATGGATCCGACGACATACTGCACGAAATGAACGGGGAAACGCTACGTACACTGAACAAGTCTTACCCCACCGTAGAAACCATGGCCAGGTTTGTTGACTACATGACGAATAGCAACTATGATTTGCTGAACGCTGCTATTACGAATTTGGATGAAACAATGAACACCAATTTTTTAAACAAAAACAAACTCGTGACATCGGCCCGTCGACCATCAGGGGTGTTCTCCACGGCCCCATTGGACGATCCTTCCATCCGAGACGGACTCCCTACCGTCGACTTTGTACAAAACGTGTTGAAAAGCAACGTGTACACTTCCCAAGACGAGAGTGAAGACACGATCCCAGCCTTTGCTCTAAACATCCTCCCCCCAAGCGTAACGTATATGACCAGTAAAATAAACAACGCGACAAATACATACGATTTCGCGGTCAATGGCGATATAGATGCTGGCTTTTGGACTAACTCCTTCGCGAACGAGAATCTGCTCGTTACATACGGGTCCCTCTCTAACGTGATGAACAATCTGTTCTCATCAACGACGATGAAATATAAAACCATCTACGCGCTGACGGGAATATCGCTGACGGGACCAGTGGGCGATATGCACAACATCCATGCGACATTGGACGATTTCAACACAGGGTCGTCCAACCTAATGCTTGTGAACTACGCCAATCTACAAACCCTGTTCATGGACAGTAACGCGGTGTATTCAGCATACGCAACGAACGAGTACAAATACATCAACCACTTTCATCTCAAAGAGACCATCAATAGTACACGCGTGGACGTGTTCGATACGCCCAATCGAACTGGCCTTAACAACACCCACACGGTTTCGGTGGATGGGTTTTACAATCTGATGTTCGGTGTCAATACGAGTGGTACCCTATTGCAAAAGCGCCATCCCGTAACGAGTACCAATCAAAGAAGCGATGCGATCGTCCGACACGACGTTCCCAGCGATCACTTGCATGGATACAGTAACGTTTTATCTGCTACAGGCACCTCGAATTTCGTGAACGACCAATTCGTCGATCGCGTCATCACCACCACCGTCGCAAAGTCCCCTTCGGACGCTCTCGTATACTCGTCCTCGAAGGTGGACAGCCTGCTACAAACCACCGTAGCTACCGCGGTATCATCCTTCATAAGCACGCGAGACGACTCCGACTTCAATACCGACAACAACGATACCGAATTGGTTACGTGGAAGCATTTGAAAAGCAATCTGGTCGAGCCCGTCGACAGTGCTCAGAACGGGAATCCCTACTTGGTCAAGAACATATACAGTAGATCATTTGCGGCTTCGGACAGACCACTTCTCACGAATGTGAACTACGTATACACACTGCTCGACTCTGTTGCTAATGGTGGAATAGTAGCAGACGCGGCTGATATCGCTACATACTATTTAGATGAAGCTACGGGTGGGAACACCTTCGCTGATTCTACCAAAGCGCTCTTGTCGTTCAAGGGGTTCGATAAGCTGCTGTACGACAGAGGCGGGTACGAGCACACCGACTTAAACCACACGGAGTACAAACTGAAATTGATCAATGCCACCGTGCTCTCCAACGTATTGTACAGTACTTTCCTCGAAACGGACTCTACCGTTGCCTTATCGGACACGAAAACGCTCAGTTCGAGGGCTACGAGCACCATGATCGACGATACTCTAGCCGAGCGAATTTTGAGTACACATCCCGTAAACACGCGATTGGTCACCGCCAAAGCGTTATCGGACCTGATTATGGCTACGTACACCTCCTCTTTCGCGGAGATAAGAAGCACGCGCGTCGAGAGCGAGGAGCGCGTGCTAGGGGGGGTGCGTAGCGGTGCGGCGAGGTCGATCCCCTGGCCTGTGGACGCTAACGACGTGTACTACAGCGACGCGAGCATCTCGAGCTACGTCGAATACATCGCTTCGCTGAACAGCGACGGTTCGGCGCTCCCTACGGCCTCTCCCTCCTCGGGAGGAGGTGCGTACTCATCGTACGCGTACGGAAGCGCGTTGGAGTCTCGGATGCTGGCCGATCTCGCTGCGAACAGCGAGAAAATTCTGAACTTCGGTTCACTGTACAGTTTTACCAACGACTTCTACGAGATGAAACGCCTAACAACGACGAGCTTCGACGATATCGTGACCAACAGTCTGTACTCGCGCAACATGCTGGTCAACAGTCGCAGCGCGTACAAAGAGAGCCTGTTGACGGTGGGTTGGAACAACGGCGATTCCGCGAACTATCGTGAGAGCGATGTGATGGAAGTGACCAAGGACGGTGATGTGGTGATCGAAGGGAACTTGTTCTTGGGCAGGAAAAAATGGAAACTGTCGGCCCTGGACGACAGCCTAGTGATCAGTAAGTACGATCATACGACTCGCAGGTACGTACAAAAACATGTGTTCACATAACTTATAATAATGGTGAAAATCGCGGAGGGAGCTTACGGGTGCGTATACTCCCCCGCCTTGCCTTGTTCTCGTAAAAAACTCGCGAGGGATACTCCCAGCGTGGGGAAAGTGTTCAGTACCATGGAGGACGCGTCGATCGAGTTTTCGAATATGCAGATCGTGCGCGAATTGGATCCAGAAGGAGAGTTCAGTGTGCCGCTGCAGGAGCGGTGCAATATCAACTCCACCAAAGCGGACGGCTGCGGATTGTCGATCGAAGGCCGAACCACCCCCCAGCTAACGTACGATTACGGAGGGGCGAGTCTGCACGACGTGATACGGATGGGGGGGTACAGCTTGATGCCTATGCTTCCTGGCCTCGCGAAAGTAGCGAACGGGCTGCACGTCCTGTCGAAAGCGGGGTACGTGCATCGCGACGTCAAAGAATCGAACATTGTATGGGACGGACAACGCGCTCGAATGCGCCTGATCGATTTCGGAATGATGATTAAAAAGAGCGCGGTCTACGAAACGGACCAGGTGGACGTATTGGGATACGACTACGAGTACTACCCTCCCGAATTCAAGATATACTATCACGGCAGCGTGCTTCGGGACGGCCTAGGGAACGTGTCCGATCTGAATCAGTTCATAGCGGCCGATTTGCGCTCCATGTACTCTTACACGTCCGAGTTGGTGGAGTTGAATCCGTACGGCATATTGGAGCGCGTCGTGGCGGACCTTGTGGACAATAAAGAGCCTACTGCGTTGTCGCGCAATCTGTCTCGATTGGCGCACAAGATAGACGTGTTCGGATTTGGTATCATTTTGGAACGATTGATAAACCATGCCGACCAGCTTCCGCGACGTACACGCGCCAAACTGGTTGGCATCGCCAGAAGCTGCACGAATCCTAATCCGATGGATCGCATGTCGATCCAAGAGTGCGAGAAAGCGTTGCTTGCATTGCACGCGCTTCACAAGAAAAAATGAATCATATCTCTCTGCTGCTTCTCTTTTTTTTTTATTAAAAAAAACATAAACTTGAATGGTTTGTTTTAAGAGTGAGGTTAGATGCGCACATCCACCAGCTGGCGATACAGCGACACGGGGCGGGTAGCTCTTTTGGTTGCTCCGATGTCGAGTACATCCGCATCCGCACCGTATCCGTAGTGGACGGTACACTGACCTTTGAAGTCTCCTTTTTGGAAGATATTGGTGATCTCGGAGGCCGTGAGGGCGTAGTTGTAATAGGTGAGCGTTGAGTAGGTCGAATCGGTATCACTCGTGCGCGACGGGTTCACGTACAGATTTCCGTCGTTGAGTTTAACGCCGTCGTTGGGTACAACGTGCGATTTGGCCAAGACGTCGTTGAAGAACACGTCCACCTGCAGACCCGTGGGTTCGGAGTACCCCTTCTGATGGGAGATGTGGTCTTTGAACACGACGCTGATCAGATGCCACTTCGGATTCTCCTCCGAGCCCGTGATCTGGGACACGAGCGTGTCCTCCAAAATAATCACGTTATGCGGATTCTTGAAGGTGTTGAATTCTACTTGCAGGCTGGGAACATGGTTCAGAGGCACTGCGACGCCTACAGGCGCTGGAGGCGTGAAGCGCACCATCGGGCATTTGACGAGCACGTTGGCGGTCGCTTTATCTGGTATCGTGGCGTTTTCAACACGCGCGGACAGGTTGGACACGTCCGTCGGGTTGTCAGTCGGGTAGATGCCTTTGCAGAAGACCACGGTACCATCTGTACGTAAGGGGTACGTGTAGCTACTGCCGACCAGCTTAGATCGCATGTTAATCCAGAACGTGTAGCTGAACTCCACACCACCCTTTTGATCCACGGAAGGGGAAATGTCCACGAAATTGCTCATGGTCTTGTACACGGTACCGAGGTTGAAGCCCTTCCTCGTGCCGAAGGCGCACTCGCCTGTTATGATGGGTACGATTTTGCGGTCTTTGGTGTAGGATTTGGTATTGGAGTTCAACGTCTTATCGCGCAAATAGCGACTGACCTGCGGAAAGAACAGAGGGACTATGAAAGAGATCACAATGAGCGTTACCACGAACGAGGCGATGAAGCCACCTACGTTGTACAGAATCGTTGACATAGCCGACTGCGAATTTAATTAATAAGCACATAATTTTTTAAGAGCTACACGAGTCTACCGTGCTTATATCGTAGAAGGGGTTACGGATCCCGTACATTGGGATGCCGATCGACGAAAGGATGTTCGAAGTAAGAGGTCCTTTTCGGTATATGATTTTGGCGTGGTCGATGGTTAGGGCGTAATTGAACGCCTGCACCTTGCTGATGAAACCCTGGATGCTTTGCGACACGCTCGCAGCGACCACGCTTCCCGCCGCCGCCACCCCTCCCGACCCTCCGATGTACAGGTTTCCCTCCAACGTCACGACCCCGTCCACGTCCTGCACGTTGCGAAGCTCTCCGTCCACAAACAGTTGCACGTAGTTGTTTTCGATCACGAGCAGAATGTTCACCCATCGCTGCATCGGGAGATACCCGCCTTTGATCACATGGTAGTTGTTGGTATTGGTCACGACCTGTAGCAACAGCTCGTTGGTGGTAGAATCCATCACAAATCGGGGGCTGGCCGTGCCGCTGTTCGAAGCGCCGCTCATCCTCCCTAGAATGAATTTCGCACTAGCGGTGCTTTCGGACGTCTCGTTCTCCACGAAGGTCCAGAAAGACAGGGAAAACTCGTTGCCATTTTTCGACGCGGGGATCGCGGTCTCGGCGTTGATATTCTCCACTTTGGTGTTTCCGACTTTTACGGGTTCCTCCAAAATGGTTTTCGTCACCAGACTGGATGCGCTGTATTCGCTATAAACATAGACGACAACGTACACGGTCAACGCTATAGTTATGATCAATAGGATCAGCGACCAGCCGTCCTGCGGTTTGCGAACAGATTCGTACGTTTCGTTGGCAAAATTGGTAACCCTCTTGTATATGTCGTCCATTGAAGAGCAATCCTACAGGCCTTTTCGTATTTAATTTTCAAAAGATAAAAATTACGTGGAATCTTTGAAATCTTTGATCGCCTTCTTGACGATCTCGTCTTTTTTACCCACCTGATGACTCATCCAGAGAATGTTCAGCAGTTTTCCGTTCCCTCCGTAGTCGTTGCAGTTGGATTTGATCTGTTTTTTGGTGGCGATGCGCGACGACAATTTCGTGAACTGTTGGGTGAATTTGATGTCGTTCACACTGGAGCCTTGCTGCGCCGCGAGGCGATTCCCAGTGAGAAGCACCGCGTAAAAGATGATATCGAACACCACCATTCCCCACATACAGCGCGAATACGTCATATGATCGATCATGTCGCCGCACGACAGTTGCTCGTAAAAGTTGAGATAGCCGTCTATGTTGTCGATCGTCTTCGCGCGCAACGACGGCAGGTTCTCGTGAAACAGCATCGACGTCATCACCGCGTCTTTGGAGGCGATGCACCAAATAGTGTCTTCGGGCATCTTCTTGGTGATGATGGATCTCACGGAGTCGTAGATGTTGTCCGCGATTCGCTGACTCTCTCTGTTGTCCGACGATCCCGAGCACGATCTACCATCCTTCAGAAAGGAGCTCATGTGCATGTGGGTGTTCACCAGATGCAGGTCGTTGTGCTTCAGAAGCGTCAACAGCACATCGTCCGAGTAGCCCACCTCCCCGTTGTACAACGGAGAGAGGATCATGAACGCCTCTTTGATGGAGGGTTTGCTGAGTCGCACGATGTTCGCGGTTAGCTTTTTGATGGAGCTGATTTTTCGCTCCTCGGTGCATGTCACCGTGAGTACGAACGTGCACAGCTTCTTGTACTTTTGGATGATAGACGCCATGCCCTTCTCGATTTGCAGAATGACGTCGATATCGTCGATGAACACCAATTTGTCTTTCGGAGAGGAGAACATGCTGGTGATGGTTTTGTGGTTGATGAAGTTACCGATGCTGCGCTCTATGTCCGCGTGCGTGTTCTCGTCGATTCGCAGGGCTTCGACCTGGTGTTCGTGCTGGATCACTTCGAACAATGCCGATTTGCCAGAGCACGTCCCTCCGACGACGAGGCATACCACAGGTTCTTTCGCGTCCAGATAGGAACGCAGCGCGCGAACGGCGACGTAGTTCCCTTTAACATCCTGGTACGATTTGGGTGCGGGTAAACCGTAGTTCTTCATTGGAAAACGATCTTGCGCATATGAATAAAAAGAAGATGCTCCTCCTCATAGTCAATTTTTTTCGTCTTTTCGGAAGGGACGGGGAACGCCTTTAAACTTACGCATTGAATTCGCATAAGTTGCGCGCCTCGGACCATTGAAACTTGTTCGCGAGTTCGCATTTGTTCGTCGAGTCCTCCAGGTTGTTGAGCGCATTCAAATTGATTCGCATGGCGGTTTGTTCGCCGTCGTTTACACCCGCGTTCTTGGGACTTATCCAGGAGGCGCAATCGGGGGATTCGGCGGTCGGGCCGCATGTCTCCACCCGTGCTCCCTTGATCAGGCTGCTGTCGTACGGCTCCGCGCTGGTATCCGAATCGAGGGTGTATGTAATGTACATCTCCGAAGGATGTGTGTGCTCGAACGTACCGTCGCTGTTGAAGGCGGGATTGTACACGTTCGTAACCTCGTGGCGGTGACAACCAGGCTCGCCTTCGGAGCAACTCGTTATGAACGTCTCCTCGACCTGCGCATCAGCAGCTTCGTCGGGGAGCACCGCCTCGCTCCGCAGAGAGTCGATCGTAACAGGGTTCCCACTTCTCGAGAGCAAAGCGTTCGTGTACACTGCCGCACCCCCTGCGGTGGATCGCGTAAGCCCTCCTCCCACGTACTCTCCGCGCATGTTCTCGTTCACGCACACCACCGTGTCGTACTGGTTCTTCGAATCCGCGCTCTTGGAAAGATATTTCGTCCAGTAGTCAGGGCATGTGGAGAAAAGAATCACTTCATCCTCCCTCACGTTTTGCTGTTCGATCAGTTTTTTGTATTCGTTGAGATAGGTGATGCATTGCATCACGCAAAAGAACATTCCGATCGACAGGGTCCAGCATGCCGTTTTTATGTAACTGGGTATGCTGGAATCCTGATTAATGACAATTGATAAAATCGCGGACACGAAGAAGATGGATAGAAAGACTATGAAACCGATGCTACCTTTGACGGGAAGATTCGCCATATTTATTTAATAAAAACATTAAAATCACATCTTCTCCATGAATAGAAAGCGCTGTCCCTTCTGGGAGACGTTCTTCGCGGGCTCTAAAGGCACGGGGAGGGTGCTGACGTCTTTGCGATAGTTGACGAACTGCTCTAATTCCGTTAGGACGCGATTGCAAGCGAAATCCAAAACGCGCTCGTTCAGTGCGCGCGTCTGCTCCACCAGACCGTCGGGCTGGTTTTTAGCGTACTGCAGATAGACCGATCGCATGATGACCCTTAGCTCAGTATCCGACTGTTGGTCGATCACTTGGGGAGGGTTCGTGCGCGAGTACACGATGTACCGTATTCCTTCATGCAGCGCGCGCACGTTCGCATCGGAGAAGAACATCCCCGAAAGCGGGGTCTCCGCCAGAATGTTTTGCGTCGACCTGTCCGCAAAGTCCTCGTAGCGCGATTTCTCTTCGAAAAATTTGTACTCCGTAAGGTTCTTGTGGTGCAGCAAATCAACTCGCCCAGTAGGTTTAAAGTCCTCTGTAGACATGATTAATTATATTGTAAAATATATATAAAATGGAAGAAGCGTACACGCGAAACAACATACGCACCGCACGGCGTTTCTTGAACCGCCTCGGATTGGAATACGACACAATGAGCCCCTCCACCAAGAAGTATCTGCTGGATTTGCAACCGTCGGCGCCTACCAACGCTAGTTCGATGATGGTGTCCACTTTAGCTGCGAAAGACGACGCTCCGCCCTCTCCGTCTCTGAAGGGCGAGATGAAACTGGTGTCCAACAAATTCAACACCATCGTGAACACCGACATGGAGATGCGCGGGGGGTATTTGGTGCTCCCGTCCGAGTACTTCGGTGTAGATAGCGGCGCCTACTTATCGGCCACGGGAGGCGCGGGCACGGATGCCCGCAAAGGGATGTACACCCGCAACGACCTGAAGATGTTCAAAAACGCCTACGAGAAAAAATACATGCGCAAACTACGAATGAGCGCCGCCGCTCAAGACCACGCACTGTGCTCTTTGAACAACTACGTCGACACCTCCGTCATTCGGGCGGTACGCAAAGGGAAGGGTCGCCTAACCAAAGGCGGTATGCACTCAGAAATGATCCAAAAATGAACACCCACCGACGACTACTGTGTCTTTTTTTTTTTTTAATAAAAAATTGATCTAAGCAGAGCCGTGTTAATTTTCATGTAATACCTGGTCTCTTCGCACCTTCTCCCTCTCCCTCCAGAAACGGAAATAACACACACACACACACACACCGATCACGAACCATGGCGTCCACCTCCTCCAAGTATATGAAGCTGGAACCTCGGGAGCACGTGCTCGCGCGACCAGGGATGTATATCGGTTCGCTGGAGTCGGACGAGCAGACGATGTGGACGTACGACGACCAGTCGGCAACCGCGCAGTACGAGACGATATCGTACGTGTCGGGACTGTACAAGATTTTCGACGAAATGATCGTGAACGCTCTCGATCACGTGGTGCGGGAGCAGGGCAGCGATACGCCCGTTAAGGATATCCGAGTTAGCATTGATCGAAACAGCGGGGAGATCGAAATCGTGAACAGCGGCACAGGATTGGAGATCGTGATGCACGACGAGCATCGCATGTACATCCCCGAGCTGATTTTCGGTAACATGCTCACTTCGACCAACTACAGCGAGACGGAGGAGCGTATCATAGGCGGTCAGAACGGCATCGGTGCGAAGGCGTGCAACATATTCTCTCGCAAATTCGAGCTGGAAACCGTGGACGGCGTTCGCAAGAAGCTGTACTCGCAGGTGTTCGAGGACAACATGTCGCGCAAGTCCGAGCCGCGCATCCTGAAGTGCTCCAAAAAACCGTACACGCGCGTTCGCTTCACGCCCGACTACGCGCGCTTCGGCGGATGCGATAGCGGGCTTAGCGACGGCATGTATCGTCTGATGCGGCGCCGCGTGGTCGACGCGTGCGCGCTGACGCCCCCTACGGTCAAAGTCTTCCTGAACGAAGAGATGCTGGAGTTTCGAAGCTTCGAACGATACGCCGATCTCTTTCTGGGAAAGGATCGCACCGATTGTCCGCGCGTGGTCTACTCCGACGGAAAGGGGAAGTGGGACGTCGTGGTCGCCGAGAGCGACGACGGGTTTCGACAGATGTCGTTCGTGAACGGCGTGTGGACGTCCAAAGGCGGAAAGCACGTGGAGTACGTGGCCACCACCGTCGCGAAGAAACTCGCCGAACTGGTCCTCAAGCGCCGCAAAACGGAGATCAAACCGTCCCGCGTGCGAGACACCATGTTCCTGCTCGTACGCGCCGTCATTCCGAACCCCACCTTCGACAGTCAGACGAAGGAGACGCTGACCACGCCCTACACCAAGTTCGGCACCAAGCCCGAGTTCGACGCGAAGTTCATGGACAAGGTGTACAAGCTGGGGATCGTGGATCGCCTGATAAACCAAGCGAGCGCGGACGCGGACAAGAGCGCCAAGAAGACGGATGGGAAGAAACGCTCGCAGATTCGCGGCATCCCCAAATTGGACGACGCCAACTTCGCGGGCACGGCCAAGAGCTCCAAGTGCACTCTGATCCTGACCGAGGGTGATTCGGCGAAAACGATGGCGATCTCGGGGCTGAGCAAGGTAGGACGGGACTACTACGGAGTGTTTCCGCTCAAGGGGAAGGTGATGAACGTGAAGGACACCGCCGCGAAGAGGGTGAACGAGAACGAGGAGATCTCGAACATGAAGAAGATACTGGGACTCGAATCGAACAAATCCTACACCGACGTGAGCGAACTGCGCTACGGGCGCATCATGATCATGACGGACGCGGACGTGGACGGCTCGCATATCAAGGGACTGGTGTTCAATCTCTTCCACTCGATGTGGCCCAGTCTGCTGGACAAATGCAACGGCTTCATGACGGCGATGCTGACCCCCATCATGAAAGTGAGCAAGGGTGCGAAGGTGGCGTCCTTCTACACGCTGACCGAGTACCAGCGCTGGCGGGACGAGAACGACAACGGAAACGGGTGGCACGTCAAGTACTACAAAGGGCTGGGCACTTCGACCACCAAGGAGGCGAAGGAATACTTCGAGCACATGCGCCTCGTCCACTACGACTGGGAAGACACGTCGAACGACGCGATCGATCTGGCCTTCAACAAGAAGCGCCCCGACGACCGCAAGCGCTGGTTAGAGCACTACGATCGTGAGCGAGTGATCGAGTGCGGCGAGTCGAGCGTCACGCACGTGGGATACAACACCTTCGTCCACGACGAGTTGGTCCACTTTTCGAACTACAATCTGGAGCGATCGATCCCCAGCGTGTGCGACGGACTCAAACGCTCGCAGCGCAAAATCCTGTTCTGCTGCCTCAAACGGCGCCTGGTCAAGGAGATCAAGGTGGCCCAGCTCTCGGGCTACGTGAGCGAGCACGGGGCGTACCATCACGGCGAAGCGAGCCTGCAGGACGCGATCGTGGGTATGGCGCAGAACTTCACGGGCTCCAACAACATCAATCTGCTGATGCCGAACGGACAGTTCGGTACGCGCATCCAAGGCGGAAAGGACAGCGCGTCGCCGCGTTACATCCATACCGCTCTCAATCCCATCACGCTGTCCCTCTTCGCCTCGGACGACGACTGTGTGCTGCAGGATCAGCACGAGGACGGGATGGCCATCGAACCGCTGCACTACATCCCGCTTCTGCCCATGGTGCTAGTGAACGGAGCCATGGGCATCGGAACGGGATTCAGCACGAGCGTCCCATGTTATCGCCCCAGCGCCATCCTCGCCAACTTGCGCCGTCTGCTCGATGGGCAGGAACCCCAGCGCATGATCCCCTGGTACAAGGGGTTCAAGGGACGGATCGAATGGTCCGAGGCACGGCACTCCTACGAAAGCGTGGGCTGCTATCGGGTCAAGGACCCGACCACGCTGGAAATCACCGAACTGCCGATTGGGACGTGGACGGAGGACTACAAAGGGCTACTCGATCAACTGGTCGACAAATCAGAAGCCGTGAAGGACTACAAAAGCAACTACACCGAAAAGGACGTGCACTTCACGGTCAAGTTCGCCAGCGCGAGTCATCTGACGAGTTGGATGATCCTCGGGGAGAGCGGCTTTCCGAAGATAGAGACGGAGATGAAGCTTCGCTCCACGAAGATGCTCAGCGTGTCCAACATGCACCTCTACAATCGGGACGGCGTCATTCGCAAGTACGAAGACGAGATCGCCATCCTCAAGGAGTTCTACGAAGTGCGCTTGCAAGCCTATGCGGACAGACGCGTGGCGAAGCTCGCGGAGCTCGAGACGGACAGCGGCTTTCTGCAAGCGAAGATTCGGTTCGTATCGTCCATCATCGACGGGACCATGCAGATCATGAACGTTCCGAAAGCCGACCTCGAGGCGGAGCTGGAGGCGCAGGAGTACCCTCCTATGAACGACGGTTACGAGTATCTCACCAAACTGCCCCTCAGCAGCCTGACTAAAGAGCGCAAGCGGGCCATGGAGATCGAAACGGAGAGCAAAGAGCAGGCGCTGGCGACGCTGCGCAACACGACCGATCGCGACCTCTGGCGCCAGGAGCTGAGCTCCAAGGCGCTCGCAGTGTTGGACCCCAAACCTTGAGCGGGAGCGGCTCTCACATGTACGATCGCACGATGATGCGCGGTACCTTCTCGAAAAATTTGGCGGTAGGTGCGAATCGGGTCCTCTCCAACAGCCTTGCGTACGCCGCGTTCCCGACGAACGGGCTGGATCTGCTCAGAACGGACCGCAGCTTCTCGTCGAACAGCCCGTCTCGGTCCATTTTTTTTATTCGATCCACCGTGGTACGGATCACCGTCTCCATGTGATCGACAAATCGAACCAGCGCCCCCGACGTGAGCGCTCGGTATCGTTGGGAGGGGATCCGATCGATCTCGTAGTCCGTCAGCATTACACAAGACGCACTGGACGTGCTTCGAAACGAAAACGTCGGCAAGACACCCCATTCCAACACGCCGCCGTCTCCGCGTCTCATGAACACACTCCCCTCGAGGTCGTTCTCGGCGGGATCGATCATATCCTCCGCCCCCGACGTGAACGCTAGGCCGCGTTTGACAATCAACGCTTCTAGTTCGATGCGTTCGCCTCGGATCGCGGCGTCGAACGTCATATCCATCACGGACGCTGTCCCCAGCCCCAACGCCTTTCGGGCGGCCTCGGCGTCGTACAGCGACGAAAGCGAATCGTGGGCGGACATGAACTCCTCGTCGTTCTCGAACTGAGCCAACGAGGTCGGTTTAATCGTAAGCGCATCGTACTCGCAATTCGTCGCTACGGGAGCCAGCTCTAGCACCGAAGCGATATCGAACTGCGCGGGATCGTATCCCTGCAGGTTGGCGCTCGTTTCGTAGAACAGCGCGACGTCGGCCGCCGAAAAGTCGCCCATGTCCATTTTCAAAGTATGGGACTCGATCGATCCCAGCAGCTTCTTCCCGTGAATATCCATCGTACGGTACGAAATGACCATGTCGCGATCGTCGGCGTTATACCATTCGCTCTGTATGGTGATGTTTCTATGCTGCGACCAGCTGACACGATCGGTTACGAGGATATCGTTAATTTTGACCATACCGAGGCGATGCGCGGTGTCGTCGTGGTCCTCGATGCTCTGCGAAACGGAAAAGTGATTCAAGTACAGATTCGACAGTACGCCGCTCCCGTTGAGTACGACCAAAGGCTGCGGTTTTCGGTATTGCGACATCGGCCGACTCCCCTCTACGGTCGGAACGATCGCATTTCCCTCTTCGTCCTGGTTGTACACGCCGACGATCGCCATGTGGCGAAGGTACATCCGTTCGACGAACAGATCGCGCTCGAGAAGATGCACGCGGTCCCCGCTGTCGATGTCGATGTGAGCTACCGTATTGACCCCCAAGTTGGCCCGAGCGTATTCGGGGGAGACATCCGACAAATTATCCCCACTCACCATCAGATGATCCATTTGATCTAAGCTCGCGATCAGATCCTCGAGCTCTTGCAGAACGCCGCCGTGGGCGACGTCGAACTCCCGAATCTGCGCCTCTAGTTCTCGGTAGACCGCGTACTGATACTCGACGGTATACGCCATGTCCACTCGATCGAAGGAGCGAGTGTCCCCCAGTCTGATCGTACCGTACCCGTCCGCGCTCGCGATCGCAGCGAACTCGCCCGCGGGACCGACGGACAAGCCGTCCTTACCGATCGTAAGAGGGCGCGCCCCCCTCTCCTGCGAATCGGGTCTTCGCAGCGACGCCACGGTCAGCGAATCCACAACCACGTTTGCGAACTCTGCGCTTCCGTTCGCGTCGAAACGGGCGAGGGGATGCAACCCCAAATTGCGCCGCGACAGAGCGGGTGAGGCCAGGTTGCCCAGATCCCTATCGCACACGTCGTTCGCCAAACACAGAGGATGGTGCGCGGACATCCGAGGCGGGTCCTCCAAACTCGTATACAGCCCGTCCGTCGCAACGGCGTGCACGCCCATTCGTTCGACAAGCCCTTCGTTTTTGAACACGGAAATCGGTACGTCTCCCACTTCGTCGTATTGGAAGGACCATAGCAACGGAAACGCGCCCTGCACCGAGCCGTCGTCGCTCGCCTTGAGAACACTTTCGGTTTCCTCGTCCGACAGACGGAGCGAGCGCACCTGCCAGCGAGTCAGTGTGTCGAAGGACGACAGCGTCGCCGCGGACCCCAGCTGCAGATTCGCCCGCGCCCTGGACGCGGAGTGCACATCCGACAGATTTCTTTGAGCGACCAACATCCAAAAAAAATTATACACCGTGATCAATACACTACACGTATGTTTTTTCCAGCTCCTCCACGAGGAGAAGGAGCTCCGATATCCTCTCATCGAAGTCCGTGAACACCGTATTGAAGAGCCGAGCCGACACGCACGCGTCGATATCGTCGTCGAGGATGTCCTGAACGATCCGAGCCGTTCCGTACGTTCCCACCGTCGCGCGCGGCAACGCGCTCCAAGCAGCCTCACCCTGCTGGTTCGTGCATTTCAAAAACATCGGCTCCGAGTAGCTGACGCCCGCCCCCTCCTCCAGCTCGATGGTGCGGTTGATCTTCAGCGTTTCGAACTCCGCGACCCCCCCGCGCAACTCGCCGAGATCGTTTCTGTTCGCGGTCGCCAACGTACCCAAACCCAGATTCACGCGCGCCAGTTCTGGATTCGACACTTCGGAAAGATTGTTCCTTGCGCTCATGAATCGCGTCGTTCCGTTGTCGAAGTCCGACAAGGCCGTCGGCGCGTTCGCCAGCAGGAAGTAGTCGCCCGTATGCGCGATCGAATGCAACTGCAGATTCGTTCTAGCGATGGACGGGTTGTCCACTTTCAGATTGGCGTCCTTCGTCAAAAAACTCTCGTATCCCGCTATTTCGGAGATGCTGGACGGGCGCGTGGCCGCCAATTGGTTGTAGCGCTCTTCGAAGTGCTCGATAAATCTCCAATACGCCTTCACGGTCGGTACGACGGGTGCCAACGTCGTCACTAACTCGCTCGGCTCCACCGTAGGGTCGAAATCGTCGTAGGCGTACACCAGTCCTGTGCTGAACTTGTTGGCTAAAGGCTCCATAGGGGTCGCCACCACTCGCCCTTCTCTGTCTACGGACACGTATCTGAAGCCGTCTCCCACCTCCTCGTTGGCGAGCGACGAAATCACCAGCCCGTTGTCCAGCGTGATCGTCACGCTCCCGAATACGACGTCGTCGCCCACGTCGTACTGCGCGATGGTTCCGATCCCCAAATTCGCGAGCGCGGCGCTACGATCGGTTACGTCCGATAGGTTGGACTTCGAGGACATGAGCCCCTTGCTAGCGATGAACTCGTTCACCGTGGGCAACGAAAAGGTGTTCTCGTAATCGATCTCTCCCAAGACCTCGATCATCGACGCCAATCGATCGTGCACGGCGTTCGTCGCGGCCACCGTAGGCACGGCGTGCGCGACGCCAGACTGATCGACCGTACTCGTGAGCAGAACGGTGCCGTACCTCGACGTCGACGCTCGCGGAATTTCGCTGATCGATATGTTCCCAGACGCGTCGGCCATCACGAAGCGGAGGTCCTCGCCGCCGCTCGGCGCTCCCGAAAACTGTAGACTCTTCACTTCGACCGCACCGAGGACCACCGCGTCGACGTCGTTCAACAGCGCCAGCGTCCCGATACCCAGATTCTGTCGTGCGAGCGCCGCGTCTCCTACATCCGACAAATTGGCGGAGGCGGACAAAAACGAGACGTCCTGTAGCAGATCGGAAAAGCTTACGGGCTTCTCAAGCAAGTCGGCGTACCTGCCCGTTAACGCCACCTCACTCAACGCACTGGCCTCCTGGTACACGCCATCGTTCATGAATTCGCCGAGAGCGATTTCGTTCGGATTCCTGGTGGTCCAACGACTCTCCCACACTTCGCTCCCGAGGCTCCTGAAGGTAACTTCGCCACGCTCGTCCAACACGGCGTATTTACCAGCGTTGGCCCCCCCGTCGCGGAACTTCAAAGTGTCCAAAACCACCTCCGAAAGCTGGATGGTGTCCTCCGCGTTCATGGTAGCCAACGTACCCAATCCCAGATGCTTCCGAGCGAGGGTCTTATTCTCCACATCTGCCAAAGCGTATTCGGATTTTAAAAATATGGTGCTCATTTCTTCAGGCGCGCACGAAAAAAAAAAGAGTCTTTACATCAAAATGATAAATAAAAAGAGTGCTTTTGTTAAAATTCTGCCGACCGCGCTCATCATCGTCGCTCTCGCTCTCTGGCTGCTCGACATTCCTCGGCGACCTCGTGCGACGCCTGCGACGGTGAACTGTGTCATGGTCACGCTGAACGACTCCTTCCGCAGATCGTACGTAGAGAAAAGCATCGATAACTTCCACGCCCAAACTTATCCGCACAAGAGGCTCGTCATTTTGGAGCAGTCGCCAGACGGCGTCCTACCTGGCGTCGGATGGAAAGCGCCGAACGTGCGCGTGATGCGCGTTCCCGTTCCGCATTCGCATACCCTCGGTGGTTTGCGAAACCTTGTTCTGGACACCTTGTCGACGGAGGAGCTCTGGACCACCTGGGACGACGACGACTGGAGAGACCCCACCTACATCGACGTCGCCGTGCACGAGCTCCACCGCAAGCGCTCCGATTTCATGATGCTCACCCAACGAGTCGACTACAACCTGCCCACACAATTCGCTCACGGAGTGACGCTGAAGTCGGGGTTGTACGCGTCGACCTTCGCGTACGTGAACAAGCGCATACGCTACGACGACCTGGACACCATGGAGGATCAATGCATAAAGCGGCTCGGATTCGAAAACGCCAAAAACCCCACCACGATGACGAACGACCCCCTGCTATACATGCGCCTAGTGCACGGGAACAACACCAGTCGATACGTGAGGAGCGACAAGACGCGTGTGCTGGATACTGTGCACCACAAGGACTTTTTCGAATGGGACGTGACCCCGAATCAACTCGATCGAGTACGTGAAATATTGTCCACGTACTATAATATATCATGTCCTACCAATCCTATCTCGAAGCGAGCGGACGAATAGAGTGCATCGTCGGTAACCGTCTCGATCGCGACGCCGTGGCGTGGTTCGATCGCTCCGTCGATTGCGACATACGCATGGGCGACCGCTTGTACGCGGACCCCGTCGCGGCTTCGAGCAATACGTGCGTCCCTAAGCCTCTGTCGTCGAATACCGACCTTCACGCGGCGGTATGCGCGGGGTACGGATGCGCTCGCCCACAAAGCTTCCTGGTAACTCCCGATCGAGAGAACACGTTTCACAACTACGCGGTGGCTCAAAATAAAGAACGCACCCTCTTTTGTTCTGAAAATCATCAGTTCTTCAACAACATGACCCGTCGTAAGATCCCCGTCACCCCACCGTCCTTCTCCGCTGCGGGTGTACCGATCGATCAGGACCCCATTCCAATGCCCGAAATGTGCGACGTGTTCGCACAGTTAAGCAACAAAAAAAACAAGTAGTCTGCTTATTCTCTCCTTTTTTTTTAATTAAATATACATGACATGCAAGCTTAGGAGGACGACGCTTTGCACATACCCTTCGCACTCACCATGCATTTCTTGCCCGACGCGGTGACCGCGGGCCTGCACCGCTTACGGAGATCCTCCAGTTTGTCCTTTTTAGACGCGATGCTCGTATTCACACGGATCTTCCCACAGTCGGACACTTTAGCGGGCGCGCACCTGTCCTCGGCCGTCTTGCGACAACGGTAAGGAGCGTACTCCTTCTGAGTGCGTTTCGTACATTCTTTGGTGCGCGCGCTCTGCACTCCCTTCGCCGTTTTACGACCATAGGTTGCGATATTGATCGCCTCGCAAGATTTAGGAGGACGACCGCGAGGGCGTTTCTGTTCGGTTTGAACAACCGTAGTGGGGGCCATTGCGACGAGGACGTTTTGTGTTGTATATAATACAATGTAACATACTTTTTTCATCCAACCATCCTACAATCCCTTTTTAAAGATTTAAAATTAAGCGAACCCATAGTTTACATAACGCGATTTTTCTCCCAAAAAAATCGCTTGGAGAAAACAATACAGATTTATCAGAATAATTTGTGCTCTAGAGCAAATATGAAATCTAACTCCGTACCGAAAAGAACATGTAACTATCGTAAAACGACTAAAACTTTGGACTATTGTCACAAGCACAACATCGAAGAGTTCGCGAAACTCCGCTCGAAACAGGACGACCTCGATCTGGAGAAGCTTCAAATAAAGACGCGGATCTCGTCCATCGAATCGAAAAACAACAAAGACAAGAGCGACGACGATTTCAAAGACATCGTGTATCTGAAGGAGCGACTTCGATCGATCAACTCATCGATCGACGATATGCAAAATTCTAAGAGCGAAATTCGTTATCTGGTGAACACGAGCGACATCTTATACAACTACTACAATCTGGTGGAGAACAACACCGAAACGAACGTCAATCTCAGGAACAACGTCAGTCATCAAACCGCGGAAAGGTCCAATCACGCGCCATTGAAGAAAGCGTCCGCCAACACCAAGAGCATCATGGATTACTTCACCCCCCCTGGTAATGGCTCCGCGGATACCAAGTCTGAAAGCGTCGTCCTTCCCGAACGCGGTAAAAAGCTGGAGGACAAGCCTGCGAACGACTCCGCTGTGAATTACAATCGCGCGTCTCTTCTGGATCAGTATTTGTCCTATACCGACGTGGACTACATCAACAACAATATCGACAACACTCTGGCTACCGTGTGCGAGCACTGTGGATCGTCCGACAAAACGATAATATACAACGACAGCATCTGCTTCTGCAACACGTGCTTCAGTATTCAAAATCTGCTCACAGACAACGAGAAACCGTCGTACAAGGATCCTCCGAAGGAGATAAGCTATTTTTCCTACAAGCGGATCAATCACTATCAGGAATGGCTTAATCAAATTCAAGGCAAAGAGACGACAGACATACCCGACGAAGTGTTCGACAAAATAATGCTCGAATTGAAAAAACAAAGGATATACAATGTGCAGGAGCTCAATCGAGCCAAGATCAAAGACATCCTGAAGAAACTGAAGATCAACAAGTACTACGAGCACATACCGTACATCTTGAACCGAATCACGGGTATCCCTAATCCGAATCTAACACAAGAGCTGGAGGAAAAATTACGAAACATGTTCAAAGAGATTCAGGTGCCTTTCTTGAAGCACTCGCCGTTAAACAGAAAGAATTTCCTCTCCTATTCGTACGTCATTCACAAGTTCATTCAACTGGTCGACAAAGAGGAATATCTGAAATACTTCCCCCTTCTCAAGAGCCGTGACAAACTACATCAACAGGAGCAAATTTGGAAGAACATTTGTGAAGATTTGGGATGGAAGTTCATACGAAGCATATGAAGAGAGTGAATGTATTTTTTTTTATTAAAAAAAAGCTGCCCCCCTCTCATCACCTTACATAGGACCAGTCATACGACCAGACACGTCGGGGATGTTCTTCATCCCTGGAAATCCTACCAGGTTGGCACCAATGCCTAGACCCGCTCCAGAGCGAGCGCTCATACCTAGACTAGGGCTGTACAGATCCAGGAGACTGAAAGTGGCCGCGGCCACGAACCCAATCATCACAACATCCTCCAGAGCCATTTTCTTGTTGGGGAACATGAAAGCGGCAGTGGACACTACCAGGCCCTCCATCATGTATTTCAAAATACGCACGAAAATTTCTACGAGGTCGAAAGAGTAGTTACCCATGTTTATATTACATGGTGATATTTTTATTTAAAACTATGGTTCACTCTTAATAATAACACATCATATACTCTTCGGCGTTCCATATATGGCTGTAAACGCGATATCTACACAGCAGCATGACTACCTGGAACAGGATCCAGAAATCAGGGGGCAGCGCTTCGGTTGCGTCTCTTTCCTCGAACCAACCGAAATTCTAAAACAGAAGGAGATGTACACCATCGAGAGGTATCTCGAGCATTTTTCCAAAACTGTGAACAAGGTCTTCGACGATTTGAAGACGAACTACCCCGATACGTCGAAAGACCTTCGAATCGTTAAGGACGCGTACGCAGCCATTTTCGACCCTAACGAAATCGTCAGCGATTACAAGTTCTTCTGCGGCGAAAACTCTGACTCCATCGACAAAGAGTTCGTAGAAAAGGTCGGATTTCAAACCTCAACACGCGGATTCAAAATCAGGGGCGTCTACGACAGCGTCCAGGAGGCGAACGCGCGGTGCGAGAAGCTGCGAGGATATGATTCCAACAAACACAACATCTTCGTGGCCGAAGTGGGATGTTGGTGCCCTTGGAACCCAGACCCCAATCTGATGGAAAATCAAGAGTTCGCCGAAACGGAGCTGAACACGCTCATGTGCAAGTATCGCGAAAACATTGAGTTTAAAAACCAGCACTACAACGATCGCAAATCCACTCTGGAAGCGGAGATCATGGCGGACAACGCGTCCAGATCAGTTGCAAGCTCCTCTGGCAAGGAGGCTCTCGAACTGCAAGAGGAGGATCCTTGGATGAATCAGCATGTGTAAATGCACACATGGTTTTTTATTAAAAAATAATTTTGTGATGATTTTTTAATGAAAAAAAAGCAGCATGCGCGCCATCCTTTTCATACTCCTCATTTTGGGAATCGGTATGCTCGTTGACGGTCTTTATCAGGAAGAGATCGCGCGCCTAAAGAACAGCCCCGAGATTAAATACAAAATCGTTCCGAGAAGCCAGTATTACGAATCGATTTTCGGTCTCGGTGAAAACATGTACGACGAGCTGTTCGACAAAGAACACGACGCTCGCAGCGCTGGAAGGTACTCGTCCACTACGTTGGAAGAAGATAATACCGAGATGGAGCGATTCCTACCAAGACCGTACATCGATCCTAGGTGAGACGATGATCACGAATTGGTTACCTTTCTTACGTTGATAGTATGCTTCCTTTTTCCTTCAAACGTTTTCGGATCGAAAGTCTCCTCGTTGTCGTCGTCCTTCATATTGGCGCACATGTCCCAAAAACGCTTGCTGCACAATTTGAACGGGCCGTGTGACGACGCTTTGTACCAAAACACGGTGTCCTCTAATTTATTGGAAGCGGAACCGTTGTTAATCACCAAGCACTCGTAGTTCTCTGTGCACTGATTCATCACCTGACAAAAAATCTCAAAACTAGGAAACATACCCGCGTAGTTGTCGTATATCCTTTTGCGATTCGCGACAATGTTCTCCCGCAAAATGAACACGTAATCGATATTCGTGCGCAGATTCGGTGTGATCCCTAAAGGGTACTGCATTGAAATGATGAAAAACATCTTCAAATGTCGACCATTCATGAACAACGCCCTGATGTTCACGTCCTTCGTCCACGAGTTGTCGTACAGGCAGTCGTCCAAAATCAAAAAGGCCTTCGGGTCTATCGTGCTTTTCCCGTACGTTTTCTCCTCCGACGCCATTCGTTTCATCGTCAACTTTTGACGATCCACAACGTTTTGGATCGTCCTCGGAGTGTATTCGTCGTGAATGAAAATCTTAGGAATCATTTTTCCGAAAAAATTGTTTGCCGACTCGGTTCCCGATATAACCGTACCTAATTGAAAATGCGTGTTGTAATACAATAAATCTTGTATCAAAAAGGATTTTCCAGTGTTTCGTTTACCAATCATAACTACCACCTTATCATCTGCAATCGACGAGATGTCGAATTTTTTGAGTTCTAATTTCATATGTTTGATAACTGAGCATTAATTGTAGACTGACATTTTATATACTCGATACAACCCGCACTCATCCGCGGAGGGGGGTAAAACTCGTTTTCAAAACGGGGATGGACCCACTTTGATATTCTCGAACATCTGCGTTTGTTCGCTGGTGTCTATACATATCGTATATAAGATACAACCTACGACGAACACGCCTACAAACATCGGAACGTACTTGTTGTAATTGTAGCCTTTATCGTTACCACGGTCCGAGTAGGACGCCGTGATCGTAAACAGCAAAGCAAAAATGAAGGAAGTTATCAGGCACCCAACGCGCATAACGATCTGTAGTATATATCTTTTTATTTTTTATTAAAATTCATATGTTCAACGCGACATAAGTAGTTGCTTCTGCAGTTTGCGTCTAGATTCGTGATCTTTGAAAATATCCGTTCTAATACCTTTCCTTCCTAGAATACTGAAGATCTTC